TGTAGCTCCTTTATTTCAGCAGATTGAGCATCAAAGGCACTGGAAGCTGGTTCTACATAGTAAATTTTATTTCCTGGCTGAGTTGCCATTGCGTAGTTTACGCTAATTGCGAGGTCTTTAGTTTGATCGTCATAACCTTCCATTACGAGCATTGGTTGAGATGCAACGTGCAAACTGTGAATTAGGTCAGCTTGTCTTTGAAAATGTGCAATATTTAAGTAAGCAATGTCTAGTAAAGGTGGTTTGCTTATTAAATTATCTGTTTTACCTGAATAAATTGTTACTAAAGGTATTTCACCAAGAGAAAAACTGCCAGATTCTACCTGTTTGTAATCTTTGTCTGCTGATCCAGCTTCAAAGCTACCAGCATAATCTCCATCTGCAACATCGTACATTTCTTCGATCTGTTCTTTTTTGCGGAATACCCTGTAACTTCCTGGCTCGATTACTCTTATCTGGTCAAATACTTTTTCTCCAAACTGCCCATCAGGAAGTACAGCTTTTTCACCGATTCTTACTTGTATTAAGTTTCCGTAGTTTGATTCTCTATCTAGTCTCCAGCCATAGAGATTTGTGGGGTCTACTTCGATCCAGTATGGTCTGCGATTCTGTTGGCGTTCTTCTGCAAGACTTACTGCTCCTGATGGTGCAGGGTAATCGACAAGAATGTGACTTTGGCCGTATGTAAGAGAACACATTAGTAATCTTCTTGCGTATTCATCCAAATCTGACTTTCTGCCGTCTACGTCCATCTTGAACATTTCGGTCCAATAAGGATCTCCAGTTAATGTAATTGGTTTTCTAAGAACTAAACCTGTGGCTGCTCTGATTAATCGTTGGGTAAATGGGGAAAATACAGCACGATTCACTCTGGCTAGGTAAGCATCGTAATCTTCTCTTGGCTCTAGTGGTAAAAAGGATTCGCTATTTGTTCGGAGGTAATCTGTTCCTTCGGTTACAGCTTTCATTATTTCCCAGCCTTTCATCATGTCTAGGACAGCCCTCGTGCGAGTAAAAGGACTGTCTATACCACCTACTGAAGTAGATGAAACAATGTTGGTTCTAATTGGACCTGGAACAGCGTAGGTCATTTACGGCACCTCCATTTCTTTAAGGCTAACGCTTTTCTTGTGGGTCGGCCTTTACTATCTTTTAAAGGACCTGGCATCCCTGACATTCTTGCACAGAAAGATGCTCGTCTTTTAGCTGCTTTACTGCCAGGTTTTACTTTTCCTGTAACTGGTGCTTTTAGATTACTCCCTGTGGCACGATTGTATTTCGCACGACCTTTTGCAGTAAGTCCACCTGTCTTGGATTTTTCCCCTCTGCCTACACTTAGATTTACTTGTTTACGTTTAGCCATTACTTACCTACCTTCGCTTGTGCCTTTTTATGGGCTTGGGTAAAAGTATCTCCTGCTCTCATTCGCCTTTTCATAAACTCCATGTGCTTTGCACTATGATGCTCAGAGTGTTTACTCAATAAAGTTTTTTGGCGAGGAGTAAGTTTCACTTCTTTTTTCTCTTTTTCTTAGAACGTAATTTTTTAAGATCAGCAGCCGTGATCTTATCCCGTGGTGGAGCAACCGCAGCAAGTTTGCGTTGTTTAGATGAATAAGATCCTTTAGGCATTAGAGATCAAAGGCAGTAGGTGCACCACTCATTTGAAAACTAATAGATACAGTAGAAATATCGCCAACAGTAGAAGTTAGACTTGCACCTGTAATAATTCCGTTAAACTCTAATTTTTTATTACCAGAAGTATCTAAGAATAAGTGAAACTTTGCGTCTGCTGGATCTTCAGTGGTAATGATGTCTGCAAGAATATTTGCTGTTTCATCTCCTGATGCAGCAGTATATAGTAGATCGGCTGAACCAGTCCCAGAAATAAGAGATCCCACATACTTTCTAGCTGTATCACCATGAGCAGTACACTCTAAAGTGTCTTTAGAGAGATCCATGCTCCATGCTGTTGTGGAAGTTATAGCTGCTGGTGCACCCCCTGCTGCTGCAAAAGCTACTGAGCCTTCTTCCCCACGAAAAAATGCCATAATTCTAAGAAAAATTTACTTATAACAATATATTACCTTGAAACTGCAACTTTCACAGTTATTTTTTCTTCTTTTTTCGTCTATGTTGATAACTTATCTTTTTACTGCCTGTTTTTTCACGTTTAAACCGTGCTTTTTCGGCTGATGACATCTCTCCAGCAGTCTTAGGTGTCTTACTTGAGACACGTTTACTGGGTCGGCAAGCTGGATAGCCTCTTTTTTCGCCTTTTGATCGGCCACAGGGTTTACCAGTTTTTACATCTACCCATTTTTCCTTGAACCAACGGGTTAGACCACCGCTACTTCTTGCCACGTTTCTTAGTTCCTGTGCGATAAGTACCACCACGCTTTTTGTACTCTCGTACAAGCCATGCGTTAGCGTAAGCAGATGGATAAACAGCAAATTTGCGTTTAGCTTCAGCTTTTACCCTAGAGTATAACGCTTTATTTACAGGAACATTCGCCACGTTTTTTACCTCCCTTCTTTTTCTTCTTCTTTTTCTTCATTCCAGTGTGATAAGGCATGATAAGAATTAGGTATCTTAGTATATTCTAAACGAAGTTTGGCCTAATGTCTCTGGTTTGGCAAGGTTAAATTGTTGGAGGCATAGGTATCCGAAAGCATCAAAGGCGTGGTCAACCCCTAAGTTTTTGTTTGGCATACCTGTATTTGGAGCGTAAGTCAGAGTTCGGAGGGATTTTATAAGTTCTTTGCAACGTGGGTGTATTAAAGTTCGTCTTTCTCCTGCTGCATCATATAGTGCGGTGTTGATTGCGGTTACTTTGTCGCGGATTTTCCAGGGTGATCGTGGAGAGGATACTGTGAATCCGCTTCTACGCAGGATAGTGTGGTCTGTTGAACCTACTCCTGCTGTTTTTCGGGCTGCACCTGTAGGGTCGGGGCAAGCAATAATTCTTCTTTCTACTCCGTAACGATTTGTAACTTCTTCGGCAAAATCCCAGGTTGTTGCACCACCCGTCAAAATTATCTCGTCAAAGACGTAGAGGATGTCTCGGTAGCGTACTGCACATATGCCGCAAAGTGGATCTACGTTAAAATCGACTCCTAATAAGAGTGGGGCGATGGATATGTCCTCCGCTTCGGTAGAAATGTTGGAATCTGAAAATGAGACTGCAACAAGACCAGTGAGATTCTCGAAACTTGCCTCGAACTCCTGCTTAAATGTTCTGGTATCTAGTTGGGCCTTGGCTGCTTGGACTTCTTCTTCTGGAACATTACCCCCGTCTATTGTTGTGAAGCTCCAGCGTTTCCAGTCACCTGTTTCATCTTCTGGAACGTAACACCATAAATCGTAGAACCAAGATGCTGTGCCGTCTGGTGTGGATATGAATAGTGCCCAACCTTGTTTATCTGCGAGGGCTGGTCGTATAACTTGGAACCAGACATCGGAATCCATGAAGGCTGCTTCGTCAAGTACTACTCCAGCAAGGCTTCGACCACGCAGCGTTGTTGCGTTTTCAGTTCCTTTGAGTTCGATTAGCGATCCATTTATTAGTTCTATTTTGAGATCGGTTTCGTTTTTGGATTGTATCCACTCTCGTGGGATTAGTTTCTTTATTTCTTTCCATGCGATGTCTTTTGCCATGCGATATGTTGGGGCACAGTAGAAATAGGTTTCGCCTGGGCGATCTATTGCTGCTTTTAAGAGTTCGATACAGGATAAATACGATTTTCCAAATCTTCTGCCAGCCACGAGGACTCTAAATCGGTTTTTTGCGTTGAACACCTCCCCCTGTGCCCATCTAAGTGATAAATTTTCGGCTGTTTTTGTACTCATGTAGTAAAGAATAGCTTAAATATGAACAAATTTCCGTGTTTTAGTCGACTAAAGAGTGTTTTTAGGGTTATTATTCAAGTATTAGTATTTATTTAGTCCGTGGCTCAAGCATACTATCGACCAGATGTAGACAGTCCAAATGCACCTATGGGTGGTAAGGTCTGCGGAAAGAGAAATCCAGATGCAGTTATCGAGGCAAGAAGGCAGAGATTGTATAATCGCCAGCTTGAAGGCTTAACAACTAGACAGTTGGTTCACGATCATGCGGGTAAAGAGAACATTGGAGTAGAAACAGCGTGGAGAGATTGGAGACAGGTAAAAGAATGGAACGATGAGGACTGGGAGAAGGATAGAGAGAAGATGATCTCACGACTCCAGGGGATGAGAATGAGACTTTTTAACAAGGCTATGAAGAGAGGACAGCTTCAAACTGCTGCTCAGATATTGGATTCGTTAGGAAAAGTTCTTGGAGAGAGCGAAGAGACAATTAATTTAAACACTCCACAATTATCTATAAGCGTAGAAAATAAGAAAAAGTAGTCTTAATTCGTAGATTTATCAGTAGGTTCAGGGTACATAGAAATATAAAAAATTTTTTTGCAACTTGTACCCCATCTGCTGCATGCGGTGGCTTGTGCATGCGGTGGCTTGTGTGCGTGGTAGCAATAAAAAAGCCCGCGTAATTTTGCGGGCGTGTTATATAGTGCAGCTGCTTATTTTGTTTGGGTCGGTGGCTGCTGCGGTAAATGTTCGGGTGCATAGTAGCTCGCACCAATAAAAGTAATTACGAAAAATACCATAGCGAAAAACTGCTTATTTAAATTAATCGTTATCGCTTTGGCTCTGGGGCGGTTTCGTTTCATAGTGGTTAAGGTGTTATGGGGTGGGTATGACGTGACTGAATAAAAACAGTTAAATTCTGTTGACGTTTTGCTTGTCGATTGGGTGTTGCCATACTTTAAGACTTGAGTAATTAGGATAACTTTTTTGTTCCTGATCTAGTTTGCTTAGTGCTAACTTCATTGTTTCATCTAGTGTTAGATGTGGGTACCAGTTAGCTAAATGTTTAAACGATTGAATAAAAAATTTCTTTTCGTTTTCGTGTGGTCTTGACAGTGACATAATTTTAATTTTTAAAATAAGTTTGATAAAGTTGGCTTGCAGTTGTGTGGTTGCCTTGATTAGTTAATCTAATAATTGCTTTTTGAATTTTAGATTTAAACTTTTGTTTTTTGGTTTTTTCCATTTTGGGTTAAGAATAATTGTTTTTGGGATTAGTTTGCCTTTTAATGTAATAATCATTTGGTTAGTTCCTGATGTAGTTTTTGTTAATCGTCACTTGGGAACATAATCATAGTATTGTTATAATCTGCTTTTGTATAAAGTTCTAAATTCATACTTTCTTCCTTAATTCCATAACCTACACACTTAATCATAATTTTACGGCCTGTGCTTAATGTGTACCATCCGTAAAGAATACCACCGTCTTCAGCATCAATAACTTGTTTGCATAATTGTTGATTATCTCGGCCACCGTTAAAAATACCTTTAAAAAAATGTTGTTCAAGATAGTTAAAAACTTCTGCAACTATTTCGGGTTTTCTGTCCATATAAAAACTTAGCGGTGCAGATAGTAAGACTTTACCAAAATTTTCTTCAGGTAAATTTACTTGATTTGGTTGTGTTGTTGTAGTCATTAGTTTAGTTCCTTTTTAAATTAGGGTTGTTTAAAAATAGGCATATTGCCTGTTTCTATTATATCGTACTTTTACACATAATCTACTACTATATGGGGGGTTCTGGACACTGTTTTTTACATGAGATTAGTAAGAATTGACTATTAAAAACCTAGTTATAGTAAGGGTTTTACTGTCTTAAGTTAATAATCATTCATTTTTTAATGTGTAACAGTACAAACACACATACGAGTAATTAAAAATATAGGATTCTTAACTGTTTTATTTAAGACTCATTACCTGATAAAACAATAAAAAACCCCGCTTTTGGCGGGGTGTATAGTATAAAATAATTAGGTTTTATATAGCTAAACAAAGTTCTTTTGATTTATCAATTATATTTGCATTTTTTCCGTAATAGTTCTGCTCCATTCTTATTCTTGCTTTTTCTGATTCATCACTAATATTACTAGCTCCCATTTGATGAGAATAATAATAATTAATCCCATTGTGTAAGCTGTAAGCTGTTCTCCCATTTAATTCAAATTCTCGCTCCAGATTCTCTTTTATTTGTTTAACCTCAACAAGATCTAAATATGTTTTATCTCTTTGAGTTTTTAAAACTCTATCGGTGCATACTTTTTTATTTTTCCATTTTTCATAGAATAAATTTTCTAATACTTGCTTAACTTGTTCTTCTTTAATTTCTTTTCGTACCATTAATTTGTAATCATCTATTGATTTTGTAAACTCTCCCTTTTTAAAATCAATTATTCTATTTATGTTTTTAACATTATCATTAATAGATTTTGTATGTTTAAAAACTAAAGGATTAGATTGTTTTAATTTGTTCATTTGATTGAAACAAAACATTCTAAAATGAATAAATGAAATATGACAGCTTACGCTTGAATCGTGACTAGATACAATAGCAAGTCTTAATTTATGCGGATCATCTTTTTGTACTTCTTGTATTGAGTTATCAATAGCAAGATTAAAAACAAATCTTTTATTATCAACATTCATAATAGATTCTATTGTTGTTTGTCCTCTTATTTCTTCAATAACTTTTTTAATAGAATCTAATTGTAGTGTGGTGTATTGCATTTTAGGAATATTTAAAAGTTGGTCTTTTTTATCGTGGCATATTGCCTGATAATCTTTTATTTCTATAAATTCTCCTTTTGCATTTTTAAAAAATAGATCTCTTTTTACTGCTTTAAAATCAAGTTCATTTTCTCTCCATATAATGTCTAAATCTTTTTTAAAAGAATCATCAATAAAATTGGATCCTTTAAAAATAGTTTCATTACTAGAATTTTGATAACCTGATTTTTCAGCGTTTAATTGGTTTTCTAAATTTTTAGAAAATTGTTGATTAGAAATACTTAATGTATTTTCTAGTTGATTTTTGAAAATTTCAATTTGATTTTCCATTGTTTTTTAATATGGGTGTTTAAAAAAGACACATAGTGTCTAGTATATTCTAATTTAATATTCATTTAATGGCAATAGTGTATTACTTAAGTAATTATTAAATTGGATCTAATGATCCATTAAAAATATTCATAGTATCTTGCACGAGTTAACCCTGTGGAAAACTCGCACTGTCCTGTGGAAAACTTTTTTTCAAAAAATTTCGGGAAAAATTTTTCATACTATCTTGCACGGATTTTCCTATAATAGAGTCACCAGCAGAATTTTCAGCAAGTCAGGAAGCCTATGAAAGGCGATTTTGACTTTTTTAAGATTAACGTAGTAACCGCTATGAATGGCGATTTTTCAAAAATTCTGAGAATTATCAGTGATAATTAATAAATGAGAATTTACTATTTACAAGATACTACAATAATACTATAATAGAATTGTTCAATAAAACACCTAGATTTATGGGCTTAGATATGTACCTTAAAGGTACAAAAACATTCGGGATTTATCCCAGAGGACAATACAAACCTCCCTTAGAGAGAACTTTTGAATTTCAAAGTTTACTCAATAATCACGATATGGAGAACGCTCCAATAGATTACGACACTTCTTGGTCGTGCTATACAGTGCGATTTCCTTTAATGTACTGGCGAAAGTCGAACCAGATTCATCAATGGTTCGTTGATAACGTACAGGGTGGTGTGGATAACTGTGCGGAGTACTCAGTTTCTTTAGATCAACTAAAACTACTTAGTAAAACTATCGAACCAGCTTTAGTTTCAACCGCAGCAGCCAGTGAGCTACTTCCCACTGCTGAAGGTTTCTTTTTTGGTTCTCAAGAATATGACCAGTATTATTTTGAGGATTTAAAAACTACTAAAACTCAAATTGACAAAATCATAGCGTACCAGACAGCAACCGAAAACGCTTATAAGTGTAGGTGCCTTAATCTAAAAAATTATAACGGTACAATGTCCACTGAGGAATTTGATAAAAAGTTTCCGACATTAACTAAAGATTTGCCTTTTGATGATTTTTACTATCAGTCGAGTTGGTAATTATGCGTAGAGGATACGACCCAAACCAGTTTACTAAGCAGCAAAAAATTAAATGGTTGCTTAGTGAACTTTTATATCTTTTAGTGGGAATTGATTTTAATGCTCACTAAACACCAGATAAATACCGCACTGGACAACATGGATAGATTCGGGGGAAGTTTTATATCTTCCCTCGCTTTTTGCTATTCTCAGGCCGATCCAGATAATCAAACCATACTATATAACGCGTTTGAATCCACTTTTATTAAATACGCTAATTTCAAAAATGAAGATTAAACCGTACTATATTCTACTCAAGTGGAATATGAAGCACCCTGCAAATAAGTATCGTACCAGTCAGTACGATATATGGAAGGAGTATTATGACGATTACGTTTTTGACAGTATCCTGTACGAAGTAATCGAATTTTTTGATTCTCTATCGGAAGCTAGAGAACATAAAAGGAGGTTATTGAATGGATAAAAAGGAAGCGGAGGATTTTATACAACAGTGCCTAGTAGACAATGAGAAGAAAAAACCTAAAGATAGATTATCGCGTAAAAATATCGTGGATATTCTGACTATAGATTTTTCGATTCCAGTGGCTACTGCGTACCGATATTACCAAGATGCTTCAAACTTATATAGATGGGAGCAATCAAAACCCGACCCATCTAAACAAATAAAAGACGCTAAAGATGAAATACTCTCAAGCGTACTGGATGAGGCAAATAGCTGTTTGCAATCTGCCGATACTTCAGGTTATTTCAAGGGTATTGAGCTTTATTCAAAATTACTTACTAGGTTTAAAAAACAATGAACGAACCAAAAATCACACAAGAACAAATTGTTAAAAAATTTGTTTATCTTGATTTACCAGAAGAAGGTTACAACAATCAAGATTTTTATGAAATCTCAGACGAGACACTACGCTATGTACTCGCTACCTGTGAATTACCTTATTTATATAATGGTAAAAAATTAAAGGAAGGCCAAGAAAAAAATAAATTCTATAACTGCATAGAATTTTATACGTTTACTGAGAATACTACAGTAGAAAAATTTAAGGTTAACGATCCATATTTATTACAGGAACTTATGGATATGGATTACGATTCTCTCATGTATTATGTTGCGGACAACGAGTTCGAGTGGTTAGGTGCTGACTTCGAGCATATTACAGAATACCTAAATTTTGTATCTTATATGCAGGACGAGTGGGATTTCGTGGCGGGTGGTATTCATAATAATGATGAATATATGGATATTATTAAACAACCTTTTAATAAGAAAAAAGATAATAAGTATATATTAGCTTTAAAAATTCTTATGGAATACGTACCAGGGGATGAGTATACTAACAATTCTATTTACAAGAAACTTAAAGATTTAGGAATTAATGTAGAACTAATTACTAGAGCGGGTGTATTTGGTGAGTATTTTACAGAACTAAAAATTAGACGAGGTGAGGACAATGCCTAATTCAGATAAAATTCAAAAAATGATAATCAATAGATCACTCTATTGTAATTGGAGATTTGAAGGTTGTGGTGATGACTGGGACAATTTTATAGATTCCTATGGATTCAGTCCACAATTTCTTATTGATGGTAAAACTGTTGACGGTATATCCTTAGAAGATATTTTTTGGGGTTGTGGTTATATGTACAATAACCAAATCGAAAATCTTGAAGAACTTGATACACCAGAGAACAGAAAAGAGTTTGGAGACGACTTCTTTGATTATGAGTATGTTGAAATCGTACCAACAGAACTAATGAAGTTTGACTTAGTTTGGGAGGAGGATAAAGATGCCGCAAATTAATTTAACTATTGAAGAGCACCAGTCATTAACTAATCTTGTTTCTAGTGCTTATTCAGATAACTATAGAAATAATTTAATAGACAAAGATACATTTGATTCAATGTCTAATAAAGTTTATGACGCGGTAAACAATCTAACACTGGAGGATTTCTAATGGATTCATTTTTACATAACCATCAATCCGCACTGGACAGCCAGCGTGAAGATGATGCGATCCAATATCTACAGGACACTGGGGTTTACCCTGATCCTGATGATAAACAATTTCCTATGGAGACTGACTATGATTAATTTA